GTAGTGTCCGCATCATAGAGAGTTTGGTTGAGTCCTGCCAAGAACCCAATTTGGAACAGGAGTTTAGTGGGCTGGAGATTGACGTCCGGGATGCTGAACTTGTACGAGTCAGTAACATTGTTGTCCTTGTTATCCTCCAGCTTTATCTCGTTGGACTGGGCATAGTTGGACAACTGGAACGTAAGTTTAGTGTCCTTGCCTTTTATCAGCTTGTCAGACCAATTTTTCCCGGACGAGCTTCGTCTGTTGTAGAACTCCTGAACCGAGTATGCTCTTGCTACTTTGGTGGCTGGATCCACGTCTATAGTCAGACCGAACAACTGGAAGAAAGCTTTGACTATGTCCCCCAAGCTCTTAAACCCAGTCGAAGCCAGGAGATCATAGGTTAGTCCGGGCTGAGGCTTATCCCCCGGGGAAGTTTCCGGCGCGGGAGGAGCAGTAATGCTGACCGGAAATCTCATGTCATACCGAGTGGGAGAGTAATTGCCTGTGTCGAGAGCCCCGTACACCAGTATGTGCTCTCCTGCCTCCATCGGGATGTCGACCGAAACGCTGCCGGAAGATCCCGACATCCAAGTTCTGTCCAACACTATAGCATTGGTTCCGTCGTTCTTGTAGTGGGTAACTTTGACTATCACCGAACCATTTTGGAGGGAAGAAGGATTGGACCATGCGAAACTAAACGTGATTGTAGTATCCCATAGAGTCATCCAGTTGAATGTCCCGGGTACGGTGCCCATAATCAAACGTCCGGCGACCGGGTCACTGAGAGTTACTCCGGGGGACCCTTGCCATATCACGCCGACCGTAGTGCCAATCGAGGGATCCCGGATCCAGCCAGTTCCGGATGCTTTCGGAGCACGAGGATTGTCTGCCAAAACGGGGTAAGTGCAAGGCAAAAACATTTCGGCTCGGTCGACGGGATCCACGTCGGTCTCAAGACTGTAACCTTCTCGGGCGAAGATCCACGTTACGAGATCATACCAGTTGAGGTGGGGGTAGAACTTGTCCAACTCCCTGACTTGCCTGATTGCCTCCATGGAGACCGGGGGGATGTTCGGGTTCTTTTGTAGAGTTGCATACAGCCAAAAGTACAGGACTTGAGCCTCTTCGGGGCCGGAGAGGTATCGCTCAGTCTGTCCCATTGTGTCCGTGTACCACTTGAGGAGGAACATACCATCCCCAGGGTCCTTCGCGTCAGTTTTGTTTAGTGTGTCGAACAGGTCAGCGGTTGCCCCGAGGACCTGGACCCCGATCGATGTATCTGATACGTCTACGATGTTCAATACTGCTCCAGCCGGGGATATGAGTGCTCCCTCATAGAATAGCTGGCAAGGGAACTTCATGTAGGGCACATATGAACCCGAGCCAACTACAAAACTGAATTGGAATGCTTGCTCATTGTGGGTCGTCCTGGGAAGGCTGATCCGCTGGGAGTATGAGGCATTCCGGTCTTTCAGCTCCGCCAAGTTGTTGATCTGGTAATTCATCGCAGGAGCATCAAGCGGGAGGTCCAATGACCAGACCTCTCCGTCAATACCTCTCATGAGTAGTTCATAGTTCATATTACCACTGAGTTTGTTCGTCAATAAGCTGGAACTCGTAGCTAACAGTATCCCGGGGAGCTTTGGTGTCCCAAGTCAGATCAGTATCGTCTACGAGGACTCGTTGCCATGCCCCAATTTGATAGTTGTAAACCTGGACCAAAGGCGAGAGAGCAACCCCTTTGAGCAAGTTGAAGTCGTTCTCATCAAGCTGATCTGCTCCAGCTTGGACCATGTTCTTAAACTCTGGAGCTAACTCCCCCCTCGTCTCTGAGGCATAAGGATCCCGGGCATTAGCCAACACGTATCGGTCTCCCCGGTCAACTTCCTGAGTGTACTTCTTGTGTTGCTCAAACATGTACGTATCCCATCCGCCTTTTCGGTTTATCCAGCGAACATAGAATGGGTTGCAAGGTACCTCCGTGTCGACAAATATGATATTCCATGCTTTATTAGGAAATCCTCCACCGGAAAGTCTGAGTTTTATGTAGTCAGCTCCGTCAGCATTTTCGTCCTCAAATTCGTACACAAGCGGGATGTTGAGTCGGCTGGAAATGTCAAATTGATATTCTTCCTCGATCCCAATTATCTTAACACGAACGTCGACCTGGATAGCGGGGCTAATCCCCGAAACTCCTTTCGGGAACAGGGTGACGAAGTATGGATACCCGGAGTATTTTTTTACATACAGATTCCTGTTGTTGTCCAGAGTTCTGTCAGTCAATGCCAGTCCTATATTTGACCCGGAGAAGTTGACGTTGTGTCCTCGGGGTCGTACTCCTCGGGAGGCATACCGTACATTGAAATCCTGTTCGCCAATGCCTCTGTAGGCGTATGCCGATATGAGGTTGTAGTCAATGCCAAAGTAGATTCTTGTGTCAGTGTACGGGAATGTTCTGGGACGATCCCGGAATCCGGCTTTAGCCAAGAAGCTGAGATCGTATTTCTTCTTCGGCCCGAATCCCGAGTCTCTGTAGATGTCGATGCTTTCAGTTAGTGAGTTTGCTGCTTTCACTGAACTGGGGCTATAGCCGATAAAGTTTTTCCCGTAGGTCAAAGACATGTTGGTCAGTGTTATCTCCACCCCAGATGTTGATCCTGCCTGCCCAGCATATATTCTCAGGACCGTGTTATCGTATGTAACGCTTTCGGTAGGCGGGACTTGGGCAAGCCATGTCGTGGGAGAGCCAATCGTTAGGTCGGTCACAGCAACCAAGACCACCCCATGGCCTTCTGCGTCTCCTTGGTATAGTGCGACCGTCAGGGGAGTTTCCACGTTCGCTGTGACAGAGCCAACCCGAAAAGCATACCATTCCCCGGGTTCCATCCTCCGGGGTATTACGAACTCTCTGAACCATTCTTCATCGGCGCCGTCACTGTTGTCAAGCACCTCGGATCGCTCGTTGTCAATGATGTTAAGCGAGATCATGTCGGCCTTATCGGGGCTCTGAGCCTTGATCTCAAGCCCGGATGTTAGGTTGTCGGTCTCAACGGGTATTTGCGAATATGCTGAGAATAGGGAGTCGTCAGCCGGTTGATTTGTGATTGCCATATCGCGCTATATTATATATCCGTGGTCCATATTGTTGTCAGGAGTGAAGGACTCCTCGATGAGGACCTTCATCATCTTGTCCAAATGCTGAGACAGATACTCCTCGAAGTTATCAGCGGGAGTGTCAACCAAGTCAACGTAAATGTGATTGCGGTAAAGCTCTGAGCCTTCTCGCTTTATCTTCCATGCAGTGGCATTTCCGAATCGGACCAGATCCTTCGGGTCCGAGAATGTGATGCCTTTGAGCTTTGCCCACTCCATGATTATCTGCCCCAGATTGGCGGGGATCTTGCCAGGGCCTCGTCCCCGAATGAGAGTGTAGAAATAGTTCGGAGCTTCGATTGATCCCCAAACTGTTCCACCTTCTCGTCCTGTCTGCACTGTTATTTGAGCATAGGTTCTGCCGGAGGCTTCCTGCCCAGCGTCCTGTGATGCCCGGATGATCTCGTCCCTCATCTGGGTGAGACCCTCAGCCAATATCTGTTCCAGTCCTACCGCCATTTGTTTCTGGGTTTGCGAGCATTGGCTTTCTGCTGAGCCTTACGCTCCAGTTCCTTGTTCAGTCGCTCCCGGAAGAGGTGACTCTGCAAGTTCGTGAAAAGGAGGTTGTACACCTTCCCGTATTTCCATTCCAGGATCTCGTCCGGGTCCTTCGAGTAGTCCTTGGCCAGTGCAGTGATGGTGGCCATCTCGCCAACCACCAAAGAGAGTTGAGCAATGCCGGCTGCCTTCTCCTCAGCACTGGGCTCGTACTTGAGCTCAGTCTGTTCTCGCTCGATCCAGTATTTAATGCCCATGAGAACCTCATACCAGTACTCGACAATTTCTGAGGTGTTTCTCAGACTCCATTTGACCCCAAGACATTGCATTCCTTCTTTCATCTTGTCGATGTCGGTCAGCTCCTTTTCAGTGATGATCCGGCCAAGCTCTATGCGTTGGCCGAACGTCATCTGACCGCCTTGTATGTCGATTCGCTGTATCATCCTACTATTGTGAGCGTGTTAAATGGATATTGCTTAAATATCTCGGGAGCCGGGGTAAGGACCGTCGTTCCTTTGCGGGCCTTGACTGTACAAACTGGATTATACCACAAGGTCCTGTCCCCCTGGATAGACCTTAGGGTCGTGTAAGATACCTCGAACGGATTTGATCTTGAATTCCCAATGTTTATTTGTAAGAATGTGTAACCGTTAGCTCCCCCCGTACTCCCGACAGCTATAATAAATCTCTCCGTGCTGTGAAGACGCCAAGGGGTATAACCCGGAACGTCCGGGGCAGCTGAGAATAAAGGCTCGGGGGTCACGCATCGGATCATTCTGCCGGACAGATCAGTACCAACAGGCAAGTCTATTAATCTCTCGCCTATGAGATCCATGCTGGGTCCACCAGCCCAAATACACCAGTCAGAATATATAGTCAACTCAATGCCCACACTGACCTCGTTAGCATCAAACCTGGCAGATGGGTAGACTATTCGTACCGTGTTCATCATCTCCGGGTAAAGCATCCCAAGCTGAGAGGTCTTCAACCGAAGGAGGAAGGGCCTTACGATCGTTCTCTCCAGCTCGTCTCTCAGGATGAGCCTCGATGTCGTCTCGGACTCAGCACTGAATGGGGTGTCACCTTTGTAGGCGTCATTGCCCATTGGCTCGAACTTACAGAAATAAATCATCAAAGGCAATCGCTGTCTCTGGTGGCCTCTGTACGGGATGTCATAGTACCCCTGAGTCGGCTCCTCGATGTAGATGAACGTAGTGCTGACCGGATTCCCCTTTGAGTCCTTGATGACCTCTCCGTTGAGCCCAGTCTCAAATCGAGGCATTGTGTCCACTTTGACATTCAGCATCCGAGCCTGGTCGCACTCGAAAACTGCTCCAGGAGCAAGATCCTGAAGCATTACTCGGAGATAGTCTATGATAGGTAAGGTCATCGTTTTGCGGGGATTATGATTTTGGCGGACTTCATGCCAGTCGCCTTCGGCTTTATCTCAAATATCATTCGCATGATGAGCATGTCCAGGAAGTCCGGAGATCTGCCAAGGAGCTGTTTCATGGTGTCCTTAGAGATTAGCTCTCGCTTCTGCTCAGCGGAGTTCGTGTTCTTGGACTTGAGAACCGACATCTCCTGCTTGATTTTCTCCTGAACTTCGGGAGAGCAGATGATGTGGATCTGGCGCTTGTTGATGAGCTCCGCCAGCTTGAATGCGCACTCCGACTTGATGTTGTTGTACGTCTTGGAGTCAATGGCTGACTGTCCTCCGTGAAACTCCCGGATGCCTTTCAGGTAGCTCTCCAGGTAGAACCCAAGTCCGTCAGCGTCAGAGACGATGCTGGACCTGGGGACTTTCAGACCGGTAGCCAATTTGGCGATCTTCTCCTCCATCTCCTTGCCTTCCGAGAAGCCTTTGGCGATGGGGATCCGGCAGACCATGCCGTCCCAGGTTCCAACCACCCAACTGTCTCGTCCTTTTCCGGCAAGGTCAGTGCTAATGAACCGATTGCCCGTCGGGAGTACGAACTCATTGCTGAACATGTCGCACACTGCATCATAATCGACCAGCCAATTCGGGTCATCGTCATATTCCCAGTTGCCAAATACCAATCGCTCGATCTGCGATTGGGTCAGGTTCCGGAGAAGCCCCTCAATGTACGTGTCGGGGAGAGTCTTGTTGTCCTGGGGCAGAGCTTTGACGAACCGACGCCAAGGAGGCAGCTTGTTCTCCTTCCATGGCTTGTAGTAGTCCGTGTAGAGGAAATTGTTGGACGGGTTGCAGGTGATGAGGAGTTTGGGAGCCAGCTTGTAGACGTCATTCTTCCATCGACCGATAGAAGCCTGGAGGTTGGTCTTCGCCTCGCGGATAAACTCGCCACCCTCTTCGATCCATCCCCGAGTCATCTGCATGGAACCGAACCTCTCATACATGGGATCGCTGGGGTTATATTTGGCGTCGATCAGGTAGATGCGGCTTTTGTTGTACAACTCGAAGAAGTTGTATTGACCATTGAAGTGGTAGTAGTCCTCCGTGATGCCCCAGTGGGCAAATACCTCGTAGATGGAGGGGATTGTGTACCGGACCAGGTCGGCAGCCGTCTTACGCGCAATAAAATAAAATGTCTCCGGGTAGGTGAGGGCATCGCCGGCTATCAATGAACATCCGAGGTACGATTTGCCAGCGCCTTTCGTGCCAGCATACAGAATATCAGTGACTGAGTCATCAAGCCATAACCGAGCCACTTCCTTCTGCTTCTCGTTGCCTTTGGTGTCAAATTGAAGCCGGCGTCCCATTTTATTTTACCTCCATTCCTGTTATCTGCTCGAGAGTGATGCCTCCCGTCAGGTTGACATTTGTCTTGCGTCCTTGAAGCACCTGGATGAGGCTGGCAGCGTACTTGCCAACCAGTGCTCCCTCAATCTGCTGGGAGTTGATGGCATCCTCGATGGTACCACCAATTGCAGCTGCTACCGGTTCTCCTGTGAGTTCCCCGTACTCAATGGGGTTGAGTCCAGCGAACAGTCTAAATGACTCGATGGTCATCGGGCGGGAAATGTAGACGCTACAGTCTTCGCCATTCTTATTCTTGTGAGCCTGGGAGAAATAGTTATCCTGCATGAATTTGCAATACTCGACGAATGCAAAATAAAGCTCCTCCGCATCGGTGGGCTTTACAAATTCCCCGGCGTCTCGCCTTTTCTGTCCCTCCTCCATATAGGCGAGCGGACTCATTTTATATGTACTTCGTGCCATGCCTCAAATATAATTAATCCTTATACAAATTAAAAATTTATTTCTACACAACAATCCCCGGAGCGTTTGGCCCCGGGGATCTTTAATTTATTCGCTTACGCGAATGAGGGTCACACCGAACCACAGGAACTTGACCGAAATACCTTGCGGCCAAATCATTCCTTCGTGGACCGTTGCGATGGACGGGGTCCAATTACAGTACTTGGTATTGACTTCCGAGTACAAAGCCCAGTTTTTCCCGAGCTGCTTAAAGTGTTTTGCTTTCATGCTTGTTTGGTTTTAATTTTCATATGCGCGAGTGCCGTCCAGTATTTGTGGGTCGAGAGAAGGCCCAATTTGGCACCAGTTCTACTGACTCTGTCAGTT